CTATAAGCCATATTCTAACCCTCCTAGTTATTATCTAATAGTTCATAGATACCATTGTCATCAATAACAACAGCACCCATAGACATCATAGATGTTGCAAGGTGAGATACTTTCTCAGCAACATAGTTGACTTCAGTTTGAACATCAGAGTTGATACCCAAGCCAACAGCAGTTGTGTGATAGCACATACTCTTACCAGCAGCGACAGCAGATGTTGAAAAGATCTTAAAGCCTAAGAACTCTTTCATTGTCATGCCACCAGCATAAGGTAAGTTTTGATCACCAACAAAGTCAGATGATGCAAACTCTGTAATTAAGAACAGGTCAGCAAAACCTTTTGGATGCATAGCAATATAACGCTGTCCATCCTCAGGAATGTTAGCTGTTCCAAATGTTTCAAATACAGATAGTAGATCTGCTTTTTCAACAGCAGAACTTGTATCGTGAATTTGAGTTGAGTTAGCACCAGCATCCATAGCTGTAATTAGTAAGCTATCAGTCTTACGACCTAGAGCAGCAGCAGCAGATTGTGCTACAGCTTGACGCTCATTGATGTTGATCTTGAGTTCATCTAACTTGTCGATGTACTCAGCAGCGTAGAAGTCAGCCATTGTTGCTTCTACATTGGTATGTGCAAGTTCCATTGGAGTTACATTACCATTACGAGATTTAGTAGTTGCTTCCGCAGTACCAATCTTTTGAAATCTAACAGTTGATCCTGTCACATTAGCAGTCCGCACTGTGTTCCGTAGCTTAGAACCCATACGCTGATACGCCATGTGAACTTCTGTTTCGAACTGTTTGATAAAGGCTGTGTCAATTGTATTAGCCATTTATTAGTTCCTTATTGAAGTTACGGTTACTAACAGGTGTCCGCTTTATCACTTCACCAAGGGTATCCTTTCGGGCCTTTCAGTGTATTACGGGCTGCAATGCGCCATCATAAACATCTTTTTTATTTGGATTGCAACGCACAAAATCAACATATTCGATTTCATTGTTAGATACGATACCAACCGCTTCGAACCCTAACCATGATGCCCAATCTAAAATAAACTCATATTCTTTAAGAATTGTCATAGATAAACCACTATGAAACTGATCAAAGTAATTAACAAACATTACAGATCCTCTAGCCATAGCAGTAAAGTTTTCTTTGATTTTATCAGAAAACATTGCAAACATCTGAGGCCATTCCTGATCTTCAGTAAACCAAAGACCACCAACCATTATAAATTCTTCATTATTTTTTCTGCAAAGATAACACTCTGAGCTTTCATGCATGTCTACAAGAGCTTTTCGAATATCAGTATAACCTAGTAAAACAAGCTCTTTTACATTCTCTTTTGTTAGACCTTTGATAACTTCATCAATATGATCTAAAGTAAAAGGGGTAAGATAATACTCACCCCTCTGTAAAATCTTAGCTTCTGTAGATTCTTTTGAATCCTTCGGCAACTTGTTTGTGTAAGTGTGGGTCACGATCTTTCCAATACTTTGGATCATCCATCATTTTTCTAAGATCAGCTTCATTAAGCTCAGATGCTGATGCTGTATCTCCAGCAAACGATCCATCCTTCATACTATTCATCATAGTCTCAAGAGCAATAATACCCTCATGACTTTCACACATTTTTTCTATAGCTGGCAATGCTGACTCAGGAAAAAACTTATTAGCCCATAATGATGCAGCATCTATTCTAGCTTCAGCATTATCGCCAAGCTTAGCAACTTCTTCATCATAGCTAGGTTGAGATCCTAAAACAGAATCAGCATATATTTTTATACCTTCCTCAAACTCTTCTTGAGAAAATCCATTATTAAATGAATGCTCTGACCACCATCTTAGCAAATCATTATCAACAGCTTCTTCCTGATCAATAATATCTGGAAGCTGATAATCACCAGCAGTTTCTGGCCTGTCAGCAAAAGCCTCTGCTTGTATTTCTTTTATAAGCTGATTTCTAATATCTTCATCTTTAGAGCCAAGCTTTTGAGATAATTCATTATAAGACTTTGCTAGATCTTCTGGACTATTAAATTTTTCTGGCAACCATTCAGGTCTTTCAGATTTCTGTTCTACCTTTTCAACATCTTCTTGGGTTACAAAATCACGACCATCTTCGGCTGCTGCTTCTACTGCTGCATCTTCTTCACTCATTGTTTACTCCTATTTGCATGGGCAATGCGGTGTTCAATTAAACCTACTAAGTATCTTTGCCCCTCAATATGTCGAAGCTCTTCTGTAGAAACATTAGGCCCATTAACCATTTCAATAGTAATAGATCTAAGATACTTCAGAACTTCCTGACCTGTGGGGCTAGAAAATATCTGTGCAACATTCTTACTAATCTCAACATCACGCTCAGATTTGCGCTGAATGCCATCTATTCCAATATTAACCTTGTTGCTCAACTGGCATCATTCCCTGCTGCATTGCCTGTTGTTCCGCATATTGTCGTGCGGCTTCTGCTATCTGTTTACGTTGTTCTTCATCTCGAATCAAGCTTTCTGGCACACCAAACTTTTTAGCCAAGTAAACGGCGGTCTGCTCTCCATCGATTAAAAGCTGCAACATCTCTGGGCCAAAGCCATTACCAATCATCTCGAGAAAGCGTGATACTACAGAAATATCTTGATTAGATTGGGCTTGAGCCAGTGGAGAGACAGACCTAACTTTAATTTCTCTGCCGTTAACTGTTGGGATCTCAATGCGACCTTGTTTCTTTAGAATATAAACTACGCGTTGAAGAAGCGGTTGAACAAGCTCAGCTTGCAATCTGCCAAAAGATGCACCCATTCTTCTTGATAAGTCAGCCATACGTTCAGCTATTTCAGTAGCTGTTGCTGGTGTTTTATCAGGATTACCAAGCATATCGTTATACAAGGCACGTTTAATATTCAATCTAAGATCACCCAAAACAAGTTGAGCAACATCAAAACGACCAGCAGCTTGTATAGGTTGCAGTCCAGCAGATCCCATAGCTTTAGGAATTATAGTCCCTGGAACGAGATTTATTGTATCGGGATTTATTACACCATCATCTTCCATTTGATAAATACCAGAGATAGACATCTGTGCATTCTCAAGTATTAACTGAATAGTAAGATTAGTTGTTTTAATAGAGCTTAGCGCATTAATTAATGGCCCTCGACCATAAACCTCACCAGCACATTTAGACCAACGAAAACAAATAAATGGATTAGATCCTACACCTTCCATTTCTCTTGAGTGCAAAACTGTTTCCGTAGTTAAGCATATTGCATAGTGATAATACGCCTCAACATTTGGTTTTGTATAGTTTCTGCATACAAGCTCGAGAACAGTTGTTTCTCTATTAGAACCCATCTGTGAAGTAACCTTAGAATCAAAAGTAGATTTTGGAAACATCAAGGGAAGATGGTCAAACTTTACTTTTTTTCTTTCTCGAAAAACATGATCAATTCTATCGTCAGGGCCAGTATCGAGTACGACATGGGGTAGGGGTATTGCGGAAAAGTTTATCGGGTTTAATGAATCACCTTCCTCAACGCACAAGATACCAGTCCCAACAGCCAAGTCCATAAAAGATTCATGAACCTCTTGGCTAAAATTAGAGTTCTGTAAAACTTCAAATACATAATCTGTTACTTCATCTAACTGATTATCAACTTGTTCTCTTTCTTGCGGATCTACTTCACTGCCAGAAACAAAGTCTGCCCATCGAGCAAAGTTAGGAACAATACCTGATTGCAATCTACTTGCAAACTCCTGAGTACCTACTACAGCAGTCTCATCAAAAATCTTTTCATCTCTACGTTGACCATGTTCTTCATAATAAAAAGATTCTCTTTGAGGCAAAGCATACTCATAGCATTCCTCAAAAAGCGAAACCCATTGTTCACGAAATGCTTTTGCTTTTCGATACTTCTCTATAAAATGCTTTGCTATATTATCCATTATCCAAACCGACCTAAGTAACCAGATGCACCGCCTCCAGCACCTTTTTGCTGAATTGCTCTAAATAAAGATCTACGACTTGCGCCACCTCTAGCTCCAGCATCTGCTGTTCTTGATTCTATCGCCTGAGATATTTCTTGACGTTTTTGTTTAGCTCTACGCTCTACTTCTTTTCTTTCAGCTTCTTCTGCTGCTAGCCTATCTTCAGCCGCAGCCGTTTCTTCTGCTTGAGTTGGGCCACCGCCTCCACCACCAAAACACATAACTAAAACTCCTTTTTTTTCTTCCTATTCATAAAGTAAAAATAAAATCAACGCACAAATTGAAAAGCTCTCTTTTTCTTTGGTCTAGAAAATAAATCAAAGCTTCTTTTTGCAACCACAGGCCGCATAGGTTTTTGATTGTTCATCAAAGCCCTACCCTCACCAGCACCAAGGAAAAGGTATTGAGCAGCATCGTGAACGTGAGAAAACATATTTTTATCTGGTTTATCTGCGTATCTTTCACCAGACACCTCCATTCTTTTATAAGCATAGCCACCTTCAAAACCTTTAATAAGTTGAGGGCAGCGTCTGTCAATAAGTAGTGCTGGCTTACCTTCGACCATCTTCGTCAACTGGGAGGAAACTGATTCTAGTCTTAGGTCAACAGAGTTGGAGGGAGCAGGGAATGCCCTCAAGCCAGCACCGCGCAAAATATGAAAGGGAGTCGATTCATCTGTTTGCGCTCTAAAGTCTCCAGCAGGGTCTCCATAAATTATAACTTCGGAAGCTGCGGAGAATCTTGTTGCGAGTTCTTGTCTTAATACTTCTGCAAAACGGACAATCCCC